CGTTAGCTACAGGCTGAGCCAGGCTATCGAGGGTGTTGGTCTGTACACCAGAATCGAAGTCAGAGACTTGCGTGTGTACAATGTTGATGCTCTGAGCAGAGGCGGCAGTAGCGCGGCCTTGTGCATCAAAGGTGACAGACAGGCTCTTGTCAGCTGCGCCATAAGCGGCTGCGGTGACGGATGTGTCGTCAAGGTTGACAGTCAGGGTCTCGGAAGAGGCCGAAGTAGTCAGTCCAGTGCCACCAGCAATGGTGACGGTGCCGTTGGCATAATCAGCGGTGCCGCTGTCTGCGGTCAGTGAGCCAGCGCCATCTTCCAGCTCAGTCTCAAGGTCCTGAAGGGCCTCTTTGATTGTGCGGTCGTCAGCGATGGTGGAGCCAGTGAACTCACCAAGGTCAGTCTCGTTCTGGGAAACGCCAGAGAGAGTGTTGAGGTCGCCTACAGCGGCGCTTAGTGTAGTCAAGCTAGCGGCAGAAGCCTTGGTTTCTACGCTGGTCTCGAGCTCTTGCAGAGCTTCCTTGATGTTGCGGTTGGCGGAGATGGTTACGCCGCTGAAGTCACCCAGGCTGGTCTCGCCATCGGAGGTGCCGCTAAGGTCGCGCAGGTCAGTGATGTCAGAGGTAGCTGCATCGATCTGAGGCTGGATGGAGCTAGTTACGCCATCAACGTAGTTCAGCTCAGTGGTGCTAAGGATAGCGCCGTCAAGGATGTTCAGTTCAGTCGCAGTAGCGTCAAGATTGACGTTATCAAGCGTAAGGTACTGAGCATGAACAATGCCGCTGGAAATATCCAGCATGTTCAGGCTAGGGTTGTACTTGACACCAGAGGCAGTCCTGATAGGCTCTGCAGTCGGAGTGCTGTTGTTATCAGCAACGAAAGTCAGGTAGTGGTTAGCGTTAGTAGAACTTGACTGAGTCTTGACTTCAGAAGCGCTGTTAGCGTTGGACTGAGCTGCTTCAACAGCAGTTTCCAGTTCCTGCAGGCCAGCCTTAATTGTGGAAGAGTCGGTGATCGTGGAGCCAGTGAAGGAGCCAAGATCGGTAGCATCCTTAGCGGCGCCAGAAAGGCTCACCAGGTTGTCGATGTGAGCTTCGTTAGCATTGATGCCAGCGTCAGCGTCGCTCTCGTTCTGATCCACATCAGACTGAATGTTGTTCAGTTGAGTCTGGATGTTGGAGCTGACACCTGCAAGGAAGTTAAGCTCAGCAGTTGTAATCGTTGCGCCGTCAAGCTTGTTCAGCTCAGCTGCAGTAGCTGATACAGTGACGCCGTCGATCTTAAGTGGTCCGGTGAAGTCGGAGCTTCCACTGTAAGTCTTGTTGCCGGTGATCTCTTGGGTGCCGCCCAAAGAAACGACGTTTCCGTCGCCACCGATACCGATGATGGATGTTGCGTTGCCGTTGCCGTCGTCGCCGTACCCATAGTAAAGTACGTTATCGGCTTCGTTGAATGCTAATTCAGCATTCTTGAGTGAGGAAGGAGCACCAGCTGAGCCTGTGGCGGCTCTACGCTTAATGCGAATTTGATTGGCCATTGTGAGAGGTTTGCAAACCGTACCTCATAGACTGCCTACGACTTAGAAGTTGCCACCGTCTTGCATTCCACCATTTCTCCATTCTCCTGAAGAATAAAGCAACGCATCTCCGTCCTGAGGAACAGTAACACGCACATCCGAAAGAGCTGAGAGAGTAGAAAGGCCTAGGTTGGCCCCTACTGCAACCAATGACCCACCAGCTTTGATGTAGAGTTGCTTGGTGTCTGTTGCATAACAGATTTCGTTTTCTTTAATGTCTACAACATTAGCGTTTAAGGCCTCGAACGTACCACGCAGAGGCTTTAGGGCAGATCTGTCATCAGGCTGGATAATAGCCATTGGTAAGTCCTAGAGTTACAAGAGTAGGTTGCCGATTAGATGAAAGCGTTGCCGCCATCGATGTCTGGGTGAGAGAAATGGTCCGACAGTTCCCATACTCCGTCGGCCCTTACATACTGGCGGCCATCATGAGGAGCATCCATCAGAGAAGCACCGTCATGCATGTAACGAGGAGCTCCTGCTCTGAACTCAAACAAAAGACCATAGTTGAAATCAGTTGGGTCAAAGGCATCGTCCTTTAGTCCAAGGGCCCTTGAGAATTCTACGCTTTCAACTGCTTCCCACTCTGCCAGGATCTCTCCATCCACATAGCCAAGATTCTCAATAGCGTCAACCACCTTGACCCCGGCAGAACGACCGAAGGTACCAAAGGATCCTAAGAAGGTTTTGATCTTTGCGTATCTACGTAACTGGCCATTAAGCATAGGCTCCTCATAGTAAAGAACCTCGTCGCTAATGATCATCTCCACTCCGTTCAGCAGCCCGATACTATCTCCAGCATTAACCTTGTTAGCAAGAATAGGCAGATATTCAAACCGCCCAACGATTGCTAAAGGCTGGTGGTTGGCCTTCATGAAGTTGAAGACGTCTCTAGGTTGAGCCTGTGCAAGGCCGTAAATGGGGTCTGCCATGGTTGGAACCGTTATGTCAATATAGGCTGCCATTAGAAAAGGGGGCTCAACGGCCCCCCTTTATTTAGTTGTCTAAGTAGATCAACCGCGGCTAGGGCCGTCGACCAACTCAAGATACACACCGTCGTTGGTGGCTGCGCCTGCGATAGCGGCAGTAGAACCAGCGGGCTCGTCGGCACAAAGGGCGCCACGGATGTGGGCGATCACAACACCGTTGCGGTCAGCGTCGGCTGCAGGAAGAGCAACTTCAACGCCACCAAGAGTTGCAACGAGGTCTTCGCCGACTACGTTGATGCCGATTACACGGACGGTCTTAGCATGATACAGGTTAGCGGGAACAGTTCCAGAAGCTGGAACAAGCATCTCTTCGTCAAGGTTAAAACCTTCGCGGACGAAAATGCCGGATGAACGTGCTGCCATAGTTAGTTACAGAATGAAGAGCAAATGGTACCAAACTTACCGGAGCGAGATTTGGCTTACATAACTATATTACCTAAGCATGAGAAAAGGGGCTCATGGCCCCTCGTCTCTATTCAGTTGTGACTAGGATCAACCTTTGGTTGCGTCGAAGCCGTTAAGACGAGCAGCTGCACGTCCATTTATCAGAGCAAGGCCACAATACCATTCAACTCGAGTGATGAGCTGAGGACGATCGAATGACTCACCCAGTTCGCGGACGCCTACGCCACCGTTCTGGATTCCGGTCAGAAGGTCCTGGCCGAAGGAAACGACGTAAAGGTCTTGTGCAGCAGGGTCGCTGTCAAGGATAGCAACGTTTTTGTGGTCGCGGTCAAGCTCAAGCAAAGGCAGGCCCATGTAGGAAGTCTGCTGATAGCCGAACTCAGAACGAGCGATTTCGATTTGGCCGGACTCACGAGCCTGGCGGGTCAATGCACGACGAGCAGACTTGGAGCACACAATGTACTTCTTGCCGCCTTGTGCGTCAACGTTGTCGATTACTTCGTCAAGAGTTCCAAGGTTAAGAGCTTCGCCAGGAGCGGCGCCGTTCTGGAAGTACTGTGAAGAACCGTCTTGAATACGAGCAGCGAGGCCGTCGAACTCAGAAGGAGACTGGTTGGAGTCGCCGTTGATGAAGAGTGATTCCCAAGCCATGCGCATTGCGCGAACGCGGGACTGAACCTGATAGGCCTTAGCCTCGGCTCCCTCCAAGTTTACGATAGCTGAATCAACTTTGATGTCTCCACCAAACAGTTTCAAACTTTCTGATTGCTGTGATACTTCAGCGTAGCTTTCCTGGAGAGCTCCGTTGTAGTTACGGAATCCCACATCAGGAAGGCTCTCTTCACGCTTCCAGAAAAGGCCGTTGCCTTCGATATTGCGGAAAGGTAGCGCGGAGAGCAGTTGGCCAGCAGCCAGCTCAGTTACCACAGCCAACTCGGCTGGGGTCTTGGCGTGCTTCTGGGCTTCGAGCAGAGTTAAAGCCATGATTAATAAATCCTTAGTGAAGTTGGACTAGATTGGGTATGTTGCCTAGAAAAGCATCGCGCTTCCTTCAGCTCGACACCCGTCAGTTCAACTTCATCACGAAGTATCCCGTTTGGGTGATCTATAGATATGATACCTATCTTAAAGGATGCCATTTCTAAACATTAAAAAAGGGGCCGCAGCCCCAGGGTGATTCGGTCTTACACTATTGTCAACCTGCGCCAAAGGCACGTTGGAACATCTCTTCGCGAGATAGACTAGTCAGATCCTCAACAGTAGCACCGTTGGCATCGGTTCCTCCAAAGCCGATACCGGCACCACCACCCTTGACTCCCTGGAAGAAAGTTCCAAACACGGGGTCACGCTTAAAGCTTGCCATGTGCTCGTCTGGGGTAATGCGAAGACCAGTCTCCTTGTCCATAACAGGATCGCCTGCTTGGTCGATAACAGTCAAGGAACCATCAGGCTCTTGACGGAAAGACGAACCTACTCGATCGGCCAGCATATCGAAGAAGGATGTACCACCGGTAGCGTCAATGCGACCACCAGCTGAATTAAACACCTTCTCCAAGGCGTACCGCTTCTTATAGGCCTTGAGCGCCTTGTCTGCAACCTCGGCACGAGCGATAGCATCTTGAGCCTGAGTAGAGTACTTACTCTCCATGGCATCACGGACTTCGCCCCACTGGGACTGAAGACGAGCGGCCTCTGCAGCTTCCTCTTGAAGCGAGCGATACTCGTCTGGATTGATCTCTGCAAACTTCTCAAGCTGACCCTTGGTTTCCTTCAGGTCGCGCTCATATTGCTTGCGTGCTTCACGCTCAGCCTTTAGGGCTTTGAGAAGGTTCTCGGCCTCCGAACGTGGCATCATCTCACCACCACTGGCAGCGGGAGTTGGCACAGGAGCAGAAGTCTCAGGCACTACATTCTCTGCAGGCACATTGAGGTTTTCTTCGGACATATGTAAGACCGGCATCTCGCCGGACGAAAGTTACGACGTATATTACCTATTCCACTTTTGAGCGGGACATAGCTTGTTGGGATTTCCTGCAACCCATGTCTTGGCTTTCATGAAACATCCACATAACCCACAGCGACTAGAGTCTTTGATAAAGTGCTGGCACGACCAGCATGTCTCTAGTCTCTCTGCTCGAATCTCTGGAGTCGTCTTACCTTCTCGAGCTGCTTGAGCTGCAGTTCTCCCTAAGCCCTTCAGTTGTTCAAAGGCGCTGGCCTTGACCTTGTTGGCATTCTGCTTGCCTCCTTTGCCTTCGAACTGATCGATCGTTCTGATGTCCCTTCCCTGAGGCCAAGGGGAGATAGGACCCGTCGGAAGCTTGCCGGCAGAACGGAACTGTTCCATGTACAGATCTTTGGTGTCAGCCATTTCTTAAGATGCAATCAAACGAAGGATTCCAAAGGGATTCTTTTCCACTGATTGTTGGCAACACAGACGTAAAGGTACGTTGCATCGACAGCAAAGATTCCAAGGTCACCACCTGAAGTTGAGGCCTGAGCTCCGTCCCTAACGATACTGCCTGGCCTCCATGATCCGTTGTCCCATACAAGGGGAAAGTTCTGCCTTGGCGGATCGGTACTAGAGTCAGCTACGTTCGCCAGGTCGTCAAGATTATAGCCACTGCCGTTATACCAGAACTCAATGCTATAGTCTCCAGCTGACGTCAAGCCAGGTAGCACAAAGTTTGCGTCGCCAAGGGTCGCGTCATCGGACCTAGAAGCAAAGACCAGACCGTTCCCGTTAGGACCAGCGTCAATGGTGAAGCCATTCTGAGGGCGGCCGTAGAGCATCTTAAGATGGCCATCAGGACTCATCCAGTACTCCATCGCCAGGTAGGTGTCAAACTTTCGGTACTCGATCCGAATGACCACCCATGGAATGCCATCAATGGTTATGCTCTGTTGGCCGGCTTGATGTATGAAGGTCTGAGATGCATTCAGGAAAGCAACATAGCACAATGCATTATTCTGAGGCACCGAGAGCTTCTTGGTCGACGAAACAGGAACATGGTTCCGTGGCGAGTTTGTGAAAGAAATCAGTCGTCCTGAACCGTCAAAGTTAAAGTACTCGTTGTCTGGCGCCGAATCAGATCGACCAAGAGGTGACCAGTTATCCAGCCATGTAATCCGGTCCGAAGATATCCATTCATTGACACCTGCCCCGGAAGCTCCACCGATGATATCAAAGCCAAGGTCTGTCCAGTTAACAGTTCCGTTTAAGATGAACTCTGTTCCTAGCATCTGGCCCGAACGGGTATCATCAACTGCAACAGTTGACTTGCGTCCAGCCGTACCTGGATCAGTTGCTTCCGGCGATGCAACCCAGAACGTACCGTTGTACTTCAGCACGTCATCCTGGATAACGCCAGTCGTATCTACGTCGGTCAATCCAGAAAGGTTCGTGGTGCCACCAGTGGTCACCTGAGCGGGCTTCCATTCCTGCTGGCTTTCTGACCAAACAAGAACATCGCCATCTACAGCATCGGTTGAGTTGACGTTATCCAAGTCCTCGATGGCCAAGGTAAACGTGTCAGAGATGACAATGAACTTGCCCTGGTTGACTGTGCTGTTTGTTGTTGAGCTGTAGCGAAGGTTCTGAGGCGCCTGCATCGAAACCTCCCATTCAATCGAGCTCTCGAAGGCCGGGTTGCCAAGCACTCCAACATTGTAGGGTGTGCCATTGGTTGTCGTGATCTGAAATGTATCAGTCGACAGAGCGTGCACAAACTTATACTTCTGTCCACGAATTAGGTAGATCGTAGGGAGTTCAAAGGTATCGTCCAGACCGGGACCCGAGAATGTGTACAGGTTGTTGTTGGACAACAAAACGCTCCAAGTAAGCTTCGCACTAACAATCTGATCACTAATGCCTGAGCCTGACCCGACGTTCACAAGGACGCCATTGTCTTTAACGTACAGAGAATCTTCGTCGCGTGCAAAGACAATTTCGCCTTCCTGCAATTTATCAATATCAATACCCAGGATCTGCCGCGTGCCTCTTGCCGGTCTAACAGGTATGCGGTTCGACGGTGCAGACATGAAGGCGCTTGAATCTGGCATAGGGTACCCACTGCCATTAAAAAAGCCCCTCAGAAGAGGGGCCGCTATTTGCCTGCAGATTAGGCAGGAGGGCCACCGCCGTAGCCGTCAGCTGGATCAAAGTTTATCGCGACCCAACCACCGCTACCATTGTCTGTGTTGTACGTGCCAACATAGAGGTACAGGATGTTGTTGAAAGTGTCAGCGATGATGTCGCCTTTGTTATCCACGTCAAAGACTGAGTCTTCGGCTGAGAACGGAGTCTGAGCGTACTCGCTGCTACTGGTCGTCCGGATACTAACCAAAGACTGGTTGGTGTACTCTCGGTTAGTTGCGTTATACCTGAGGCCATAACCAGGAAGAGCGTTATCACCGGTTCTGACGTTAGACAGAGACTGCAGAGGAGCAGTGCCACTCCAAGCAGTATAGGTCCGGCCTGCGGTGATGTCCTCACCATTAATGACGTAGTTGTATTGGTTGTCGTAGGTTGCATTGCGATGACCAGTGTCGATGATGTCAATAGCAGGAGTCAGGTATGGATAGACTGCCTTGCTGACAACGAGCAGGTTGTCGAGGCTGTGAGCGAAGTTGTTAGTAGCTCCTCTAAGACCACCGAAGTAGTAAGTGTCATTAGAAGCACCACCAGTAACCACACCGCCAATAGCGCCTTGGCTATCAGCCACTGACCGGTCAAACGTATCAACCAGGACTCCGTCTACGTAGCAGGAGAACTGACCAGTCTGTGCGCCGTTTCCGTCTTCGTGGATGATAAAGGTGATCTGTCTCCATACGTTGTCGCCAATAGATGGATCTGCCATTCCGACCTTGGTTCCGACAAGGTACTTTTCTGTCTGCTCGTTATCAGCAAGATAGATAATACCTTTCTGATCAGGACCAGTGGAGAAGTTGTCACCTGCAACAGACGAGTAAGCAGGATCAGCTTGGAAGCGGACCGAGAAACCTGTGGTTGAACCGTCTCCACCAGCGGCAGAACCGATAGCAAAGATGATGGCCTCGTCTGGACCGTTACCAGATGCCCAGTTAAAGTCAAACGTAATGCTAAGACCTTGATCCACGGTTGCAGCCCATGTACCGTCAATAGTGCTAACGGTAGAACTTTCACTGAAGGCAAGGTAGTTGTTACCAGAGTAGTAAGGGTAGTCCGGGCTTCCGGGTCCTGCGAAGTTTGGCATGTTGATGTGGTTAGCACCAGCGCCTTGCTCTTGGAAGTCATGAGCGACCAGGATGTCGGCCGGCGTCGTAGTGATCTCGCTGTCTGGAGTAGCACCACCACCACCAGAAGCAACTGCACCTGCTTTCCAGGAACCGCTAGCGGCATCGAAAGAAAGAACTTCTCCGTCGGCGGCTGCGACAGTCAGGTCAACATCGCTAAGGGCATTAAGGCCTAAAGTTGTAGGAACGTAGAGAGTTCCGTCGGAGACAGGTACCTGGCCAGCTGTTGCAGCAGTAGCGCTGAAGTCAGTCAGATCAGTAGTCGATCCCAGGGGAGGTGTTGCCTCGAACTGGAAGTCAGTACTTACTGGTACGAGTAAGGCGGCGGCAGGAAGCGTGGCCTTGCCGTCTGTGATGTCAGCATCGTAAACAGCGAAGTTGTCGAGGATGCCAAAGTTGCGACAGGAATCATCGCGGCAACCCATAAGAGTGAACTCACCGTCGTGGCTGCCGTAGACGCCAGCGTCAGTAAAGTCTTCTGGAAGAGTCTTGTCGTTGCTGTGTACTTCTACGCCATCTACGTGAGTCTTGTAGACACCGCTGCCATCATGGGAGAAGATGTAATGGTGCCAGTTGCCGTCAAAGGCACTAAGGTTAGGAGCACCGGTAAGAGCGCCGGTTTGACCTGTTCCGCTGCACATGCACAAGCTGTACTCGCCGATGCCTGCATCTTCAAGCTCCTGAGGCAAGTTGAAGGTGTTAGTCAGGACCTTAATGACTAGGCCGCTAGGAGTGTTAACGCCTGCCTTGGTGCAACCGACAATGTAGTGTCCGACACCGCCAGTAGTGGCGCCAGTATGCATATACCAGAAGGCAACCGAGAATGCATTGCCAGTCAGGATATCGGTTCCGAAGTCACCACGAACTTCGCAGCCATCGCTTGTTGGACGACCGTCACAAGCGCCAAGGCCAACTTTATTAAGATCAGTGGCTACAGGACCGGGCCAATCCTGAAGATCGGTCGAGGCTGCAGCAGGATCGGAGCTGCTGTCAAAAGTATGGAAAGAGAGAGGAGTGAAAGGACCGTAGACCGTAGCACCACCGCCACCGTCGCCTGCCTCTACATCGCCGGCAATCCAGCTACCGCTTAAATCTGACCAGATCAGCGCCTGACCCTCAGTAGCGGCGACAGTCAGATCAACGTCGGACAAGTCGTCCAATGTCACGTCTGGAGTAGGACCTGCTTCCCCAGCGGCTGAAAGGACATTGATAAGTCCAGTCATGCCGGAGTGCACCGTGCACGCATACTTGAGGGTGTCTGGTGCGTCCATGGGGACGACAAAGATCACATCGCCAACAGTGTTGTTGTTGGTGACACCGGAGTCGTAAGGAGCGCCAAGCTCGTTGTCTTGGATCTCGAAGGGATGAGAACCTGTTGAGTTGGAGAAGACGTAAGTCTGACCGCGCTGCAGAGTAATCGTCGGGTTAGGTGTAGGAGCTACAAAACCAGGACCTGCGAACAAGTAGGACTGCGTGCCGTTTGCGGTGAGGGCAAACGTTGTGCGAGGCTGGGCGCCAACTGAGCTTGCGATCTGATCCGCTGCAAAAGCAACGAACTGGCTACCGTCGTGCATAAGCACATCGCCAATCGCAGCTGGAGTTGTCAGGTCGACATCAGTCAAGTCATCAAGACTTTCTGTGCTGCTACCGGCCTGAGGTGTCTGAGCTGTAAACTTTGAGGTTGCGTTGTCGTAAGTAAGGACTTGTCCATCTGTAGCGGCAACAGTCAAGTCAACGTCGGTAAGATCGTCAAGAGCGACGTCTACCTGATTGCCGTCGGCTGTAATCGTTACATCGCCAGTGGACTGGTCAACGCTAATACCGGTGCCTGCAATGATACTGGAAACACCAGCGACGCCGCCGCCACCGTCTCCGGTCGTTGCTACCGCCCATGCGCCGTTTTTACGCACGTACTCGTTACCGTTCGAAGGAGCTTCCTGAACGGCGGTTTCGGCTAAGATGCCTTGAGCTTTGGTGGCACCAACTGAAACAAGGTTCGTACCTTCTTTCTGGTAATACTGATCTTGATCAATGGCGTAACAAATTTCACCATCGAGGAGCTCGGATACGTTGGCAGCCAAGTCCGAGTAATTACCACGGGCTGGCAGCAACTTGCTCCTTGGGCTTGGAACTGGCATGAGACTAGAAGCGTTAAGTTCCAGCTAGGATACCCAAGTCCCTCTTATTTTTGAAACGAGACATCTCCGCTAAAAGAAACCACATTTGGACTTACGTATGGATTTCTTAGAAAACGATTCGGAGATCCGTTTAACGCATAATCGTTCGCAAAATTATCCTCACTTGGGCCGCTGGTGTCGTCGTAGATCCTGTCGACTTCAGCGTTATCAATAATCCACTGTTTTGCCTCGAAGGAATTGATGTCAGGATTTAGCTGACAGTGCTGTGCTAAAACTCCTGCTACCTGAGGTGCAGCGAAGCTAGTTCCTGTGAGCTTGCATGATTCGAACGCTGGGTACCCTGGATAAGGTTGAGGGTTTACCTGTTGTGGGTTAAACCCGTTGGGCTTTGATATAGCTCCCTGGATATTAGTGCCGGGTGCCCATATATCAACACCAGGGCCTCGAGAGCTAGCGAACTGCATCTTGTCAACCTCGCTTCCGCCAGAGAGTGTCAGCAAATCGCTATCAATGTTGCCGACAGTAATTACCCCTACAGTGTTTCCAGGAGTTCCGCCTCGGCAATAGTAACGAGTGTTAAAGCCGGATCTCTCGTCTCGGCGGTTCATCCAGTCCTGACCTCCTACCTCGTCAATGTAAGTGTAGTTATTCCCAGCAGAAGACACTACGATTACCCCAGCCGCGATAAGATCTTCGATATCAGAGTCAGCAGAAGTCACCCTGATAGGATGTCCAAAATCGCGCATAGCCCGCTCAGGAGATGGGTCGACTGCAGGGTATTGATTCGAATAGTTGTCCAGATATTCTCCCCTGAACCATCCAGTATCCCAGTCCCATCTAGAGAAAAAAGTCCAAGAAGCATTGACGATCGTAGGCCGGCCATTTGTTTTGTTCTGATGGAAACCACGTATCAGGTTAAAGGAATCAGTTGGGCCATACATCCAACTTGCCGGAGCATTGCCATTGAGACTGATAACAGCCATGGAGTAGAGACTTGCTTCCTTGGCCCAGCCGTAAAGATTGCCCGCTACGATGCTAGCAACATGAGTGCCATGCCCTTCTGTATTTGAAATGTAATAGGATGGATCTTGCGGTCCATACTCGGTCATCCCGGAGGCAGCGATCCAGTCAATTTGTTCCACTCGGCTAACCCCAGGCTGATCGGCATACGAGAATTCCGGATGAGCAACTTGGATGCCGTCGTCACTAATAACCACATCAACGTCTCTACCTGTCAACGTGTAATTGAAGCGGTCATCAAGGCGGGCTTCGAATGCATTGGTCTTGGAGTATGGCTGATCTTTACTGCAGGCTATTAGCCCCCAGTTGGTGTACAAAGGGTTGCTGACATATGACGTGCGGTCGTAATTCCTTATATCATCTATGGTGTCTGGCTTTGCAAAGATGCCCAGCTCTTTCTTGGAACCCCAGCGCACATCCCTGACTCGAGGGTCTCTCCGTACAAGCTTAGCCTCCTCCAATGTCATGACGAAGTCAAAGTTGGAAATGGAATGAGGCTTCTCGTTGTAAACCTCAACGGCATGATTGGGAATGAAGTCCGCCCCACTTGTGGCCGCCATCTCTTCCAGGAAACGAACGCCGTCTACTCCTTTCCATAGCGTAACTACGGTCTTGCGTGCTTCAGTCATCTTACTCTCCTACGATGATAAACGTTATGTTCTTTCGACTGTCGCTTTGGCTTACTCCGTACAGTTGAGTAGTACTGGTGTGTGGTACCTCAAAGACTACTACGCCGTCAGGGTCTCCTGTTACATATGTTCCGGAATTGTCGAACTGATTGGAAGTGCCCGAAGATACAGAGGTCTTGATCAGGAATGAGTTAAGTGAGTTGGATAGAGTATTATCAAAAGTATAGGTGAAACCTCTATAGAGTATTATGTCTGGATTTGTCTCAATAGCAACCAATCCAGGACCTGAAACACTATAGGCGATGGCGTTGACCGAGCCGTCAACTATGTACCCGTTTCGAGGGAAGGAATTAACATAGAGTGCAATCTGCTGATCGACGTAAGCCTTGGTAGCAGCATGGCTGTCAGCAGTAGGAGTTGCCAGGTTCTTGATAACGCTGTTCTCAGCGCTGATGTCTGCTGCAGGCCGAAGCAGGATATCACTGCCGGATTCAATGAGGGCAGGCCCAGTCCCATTCATGTTTAGAAAATCAACGTTGAATTCTCCAGCGAGCTGAAATGTTCCAACCTCAATGTCATCAACAATAAGTTTATTATTGACAGTATCTAATCTAATGCCTGTGCCTGCAGATGCCAAGACGCGACCGTCAGCACTGTAGTAAGGAAACTCGCCTTCAAGGCCTTCGCCAACTGCGCCGGTATCAGTAGTGTCAATCTCAACCCAAGCCCCGCCTGAGCGGCCATACTGCTTGGAATCAACCGGAGAGTCCTGCAAGGCAGAATCAGCCTTGGCTCCTTGAATCTTTGATGCGCCCACGGCAACCAGGAGACCAGCTTCTTTCTGGTAGTACTGATCTAAGTCATAGGCGTAACACATCTCGCCTTCCAGGAGATCTTCGACAAGAAACTCTAGGTCAGCTAAATTACCCCTAGCTGGGAGAAGCTTGCTTCTTGGATTAGGGGCTGCCATGATAACCGATTACACTCCCGCTAGGATGCCGATCAGACTATGAACTCTCCTCCATCGACAGTGCCCTCATCATTACCGCCCGAAGTTAAGGTGAAGTCGCCGCCGTCAACAGGAGTTTCGTCGTATGCATCGCCAGTAGTGAACTGGCCGCCGTCAACGATCTCGGATCTAGCGCCACTCTGTCCGGTAGTAAAGTTGCCGCCCTCTACTGGGTACAGGTCAACGTCACTAGTCCAGACGCCTCCATCTGCCGTGCCCTGAGGAGGTATAGAGTCTCCTGTGATAAAGCTGCCACCGTCAACATTGAAGTTGCTACCGCCCACGCCTGAGGTGAAGTTGCCACCGTTAATTGTGTCATTGGGTCCCGGAGCGAGTACGGGATCAGGCTCGAACAGTCCTCCATCAGCTGTGCCTTGGGAACCGCCAAGTCCAGTAGTCCAGTTACCTCCGTCCATGTAGTATTCAGATCCATTGCTGAATCCGAATTCAAAGTTACCACCGTCAATCGTAGAGAAGGAGTCAGGAGTCTCACCCTCGAAGTAACCGCCATCAAGGGTGACGTCAGAGCTGCCTGCAGCTCCGGTGGTAAAGTTACCGCCATCTGTGTAGTAGTTTGTGCCTGGTGTGCCATTGAGCCAATCGCCACCGTCAATGATGTCGCCGTTCTGAGGAAGATCTGGAGTGATCTCACCGCCGTCAATATCAATGCCGCCATCAGTACCAGGAGCTCCAGTAGTGAAGTTGCCGCCATCAACAAAGAAGTTAGTTCCGTTACTTGTTCCGTCTTCGAAGTTACCGCCGTCAATAGCGTCACCAATAACAGGTAGGTCTGGGCCGAACAGTCCACCATCCATGACCACGTCTTGCTGGTCGTTGGATACGCCTGTAGTCCAGTTGCCTCCATCAAGGATTGTGTCGATGGTTCCAGGATTGCCGTTGAGGAAGTCGCCGCCGTCCGCGATGTCTCCAATAACAGGAGGCTCAGGTGTTGATGTGATATCGCTAAGGGCAACCTGCTTCCAAGTGTTAAGCGCAATGCAGATATAGAAGTATTCAGCATCGAAGCGCATCTCTCCAGGAAGCCCCGGAAAGTTGGTAGCAGTAGGCGCTCCGGAGGTGGCTCTAGGGTTAGCCGCCTGCCACTCATCATCAGCCTGGTTGTATGCGAGTACCTGGGTGTCCTCAGGGGCGGGTGTAACAACGTTTACATCAGTAAGGTCATCCAGACTGCCAGCACCGCTCTGAGGGGCGTCTGCGGGCACCCACTCAAATCCGTTGTACTGAAGAAGTTGGCCAATGCCAGGTGGAGGGTTGCTAGTGTTAACATCACCAAGCGCATCAATGCTTTCATTGGAAAGGTCAATATCTGAAGAAGGTAAGGGCTCTGCTTTCCAAGAGCTGCCATCATAGATTAGAATCTCGTCAGGTTGGGCACCAGTCGTATCAACATCGTCTAGGTCGCCAATATCCTGAGGTACCTCGGGAGTAGGGGGTAGAGGAGTGTTGACCCAGTTCGTACCATCGTACTGAATAATGTCTTGCGCAACGGCATTGTCGGCCTCTACATTCTCTAGCTCTTCCAGTCTGTAACTAGGAAGGATAGGACCTGATTCCTTTGGACCGCAGAAGTTGACGTAGCTCCCTCGCCGAGGACGATCAGCCCAGTTCTTATAGCCGTAACCTTCTAAGCCATTAGGGCTATCGTTGTTTTCTGAGTTGCCGTCAAAATAGACACCGTGGTTATACTCGCCACAATTTCCGCTGTTCCAGTTAAAGCCCCAACTAGGGGCGCCTTGCTTGACAAAGAAGCTTCCCTTCGAACTGAGCCAAAACTCCTGGGCAAAATGCCTGGAGTAGGTCAGCTGACTAAAGTATTCCCTACGGACGATAGACCACTTCTCTCCGTCCGCGTCTACATATAAAGGACAAAGACCCACTCGGCCTAGCAGCATATTAAGGCGCGTTACGTCCTCAGCGAATAAACTAAACTCAATTTGAGAATCGTTGCTGCCGTCTTCCCTGTAGTCGTAGCAGTCGTAGTAACTGGTGTAATAGTTAGGAGCTTGGACGGGCTTACTAAGTGCCACCATCTCCCTGTTGACGTGAATCTGACAAAGCGCATTAGACGTATTAACAGTCGGGATATTCTCAACGTAGCCACCCCAAAGATGTATCTGACCCTTAAAATAGTTATCAGGAAGATCCGACAGGAGCATCGCCTGGCTATATCCTTCTGAACGCGGAAAAGGATAACTCTCTACAGGATCAGGGTCATAGAGAGGAGAGAACAGAACGAAGCCCAGGTCGTTCCAGGCTTGGTTGTCAGCGAGTACACTGTCGCCACCAAGAAGAGGTGACGCTGTAGAATCAGTTGTATAAGTCTGCAGTTCAACTGGCCCAGCCGTGTTTGCAGGTCTATTGGTCCACTTCTGTGAAGACACGTCCCATACCAGGACGTCACCGTTTGCAGGAGCATCGTAGAGGCCGGTCTGGACATCAGCAATGTCCTCAATCGTATCTAAGACAAGATCTACGTTTTCCCATACGTTCGCCTGTTGGCTATAGCGTAAGATGTAGTCGGAAGTAAGACTAGTGTCGACAACTACATCGATTAGGTCATCTATCTCAAGTAGTGGTGGAGGAGGCTCGGCTGTATCAACAGTACCTGGAACCCATGTAGCACTACCCTGATTATAGACAAGAGCTTGGCCGTTTAAAGGAGGTGTCGTTGAAACGTCAACATCGGTTAGCTCATCAAGCTCCCCAGCACCGCCGCCGACGTCAGGCGTATTGATCCAATTGACTCCGTCCCAGACAAGGCCATCGCCAATACCTGGAACAGGAGCTTCGACATCAGTTAAGTCATTTAGAGTTTGGTCAGCAGGAACCTCGGCCTCTATAGATGAGATGCGCCCTTGAGCGTCAACTGTAACCTTGGGGTGGATGTACTCGCCAGGGACCACGCCCGTGTCTGTCAGGCTTACATCGATAGAGCCTGTGCTGGTAATTGGGCCACCTGTTGACGAGATGCCGTTCGAGCCTGTGACATCAACGCTGTAGACGGTACCACCCGTAGTGGCAGGAATATTTATCCACTTGTTGTTCTGGTAGACCAGCATGTCGCCGTCAGCCAAGCCGGACAAGTCCGTGTCATCCAGCTCTCCGACGCCAAGTATTACGTTACCCGTCTGGCCGTTAACACTAAGGACCAGACCATCGCCTGCGACAGGAATAAGTGTTTCGTTTTCTACTACGTAAAGAGCTTGCTCGTCTACGGCGTAAACAATCTCACCCTCGTACAGTTCCGCCATCGAAGCGGAAAACGTAGCATAGTTACCACGCGCTACCCTTACAGGAACTCTGTTTGTAGGCGTTGGCACGTACCTTCCTGCGAATCCGTCTAGGTTGCCGAAAGCGTTGCGGGAAGCACCGGGAACTCAGCTGACTTGCCATACAACAGCTTGCCACTAATTACTCGGATGTAATTCACCTGTCCATCCATGTCATTTCCAGTATCAAAGTTCATATTGGCATCCATGCCTAAAGCAACCAAGTGATTTGTGAATTGCGACAAATCCCTGAAAGGCTTCTTGATTTCAGGATGATACTTGGTCATGCTCTGACCGTTGATGATCACGGTCACGGTGCCCTTCCTCATGTCACGTTGAACGACAACATGGGCGAATTCTCCATCGGGTTGTGCAGGCCAGGCTACCCTTTCGTTTCCTGGTGGCTCGTAACGCTCTCCCCTAGGCGAGCTCCAAACCTGAGGCCCAAACATGAAGTCAAGGCTGTTGTACTGGACCTCGTCATCGTCATCTAACGTCCAGAACTCAAACTTAACGCCGTTCTCCCATGGCCTGCCAAACTTCTTAGAATCGTACGGAGCGTAGTCAAAAACTCGAATAGCCCACGACCGTCCAGAGGTAACGTCAGACAAGTCCTCCTCTGCTGCACAATTGAGAAGATAAGAAGAGTGGTAATAGAATTCTGGTGGAATCAGGTCATCGTATTGACTCAGCTTGAAACTAGCGGTGTGACTATGACGAACTTCTATCACCGCTTCAACGGTGAAGGTCGTAGCCGCTAGATCAAAGATTGGCGACACCGGTCTCCTGAGCCCTTGCCGACCATTCCATCCTTGCGGGTAATTACTTACACCATTGGTCAAGTTAATAGATCTTACTGCTGAATAGAATTCTGTCTGGGACTGAATCTTGTATCCAACATTGTACCTTGTCTGATACGGCCAAGCAACTGATTCGTCATAGGGATCAGTTACCTCGTCGGCCGCGAGAGCAAACTTGTTAGGCAGCCAGAAAAAGCCAGTGCTGTCCTGTCCGACACGGTGAGGATAGAGATAGCGGCTTCCGCTGAAGGTGTCTTGCTTGAATTCAAGACAGGCAGAGACATAAGGCTTATCATTCTCAGGTCTGCCATCGACGTCGAAGGGCGCCCTGGCTGGATGTAGTGGGTATGGAGCAAGGACCTCAGGAGTTGTCGGGAAGCTTGCGTCGTAGGGGATGACTCGCCTTGATAGACGAACGTTGTCAATCGCGCCCTGCATGTTCGCACCCCGATTGAACCAAGGGCTAGATCCTAAGGTTAAGAGTCTTTGGAAATAGTCAAAGCGGTCCCATTCATCCATAATAAAACCGTCGTCTGGCAGCCAGCCTGGAAGAGAATTCAGAAGGACTGTTACAACCTGTAATCCATCATAGTAAAGGCTTAGTCGAGTTGTCTCAGCGTCAAAGCAAAGGATCATTCGCTTGAACTCCCCAAAGGACCAGGGCCGAGCATCTCCAGGCTCCCCAAGAGGTATCGTGTAATCTATCTCCGTCCTGTCGCGAGGTTTCCATTTAAAGGACATTGTATCTACGGCATCTACGCCATAGAGACCAAGCTCTCTTGATGTCATGGTCGCCTGGTTGCGGAACTCAAAGCCAACATCCATCTGTCTATTCCCATGCGTAAACCAATGCCAGTCATGCGTGTCTTCCTGATCAAGACGGATGTCCATCTCAATAGACCAAGAGTCGTTCTGGATCTCCCAATTGTTAGCGATGCGGTAAGAAAACCAACCTTCAGGCCCATAGTTCTTTGGTATCTCTGGTAGGTCTAGAACACTGATGGCATTGTATTGTTCAGTAAAAGCAAAGACAGGAAACTCGAGGTAACCAGGCTTGCCTTCAGTCGTATTGTCCTGTACGATCTGAGCGGAACCGTGTACCGTCATGTCGTTACTAGAGTCTCTATTACTAGAATCAATCTCAGGATTTTCGCCGTCGAAGTAGAGGATAAGGTCGGTGTAATCTGTTTCCTGGATAGGGCCAGGTCGAAGGTCCATTCCCCTCCTGTTGTCAAAGACAAAGTCGCCACCATTCAAGCCTTCTATCATTTCTTTTGGACGATCTTCTTCTCCTGTCTCGAAGTTGCCTCCACCAAAGACACCTAGTGGTGAGCCAAAGTCAATGTCTCCATACTCGAAATCGCCGCCATCACCACGACCTGTGTTGACTATTCCCGAGACTGACTCATTAAAAGCCGCGGGCTCAGTTCTGTACTCTCGCCTGTAAGGATCGTACCACTGGTATCTACTGTCTGCCGGGGCTGAAGAGGTCAGAGCTCGACCTACCTGCTTGTCCTGGTACATGTCGACCATCTCGGTCAACTCCCATTCACCCCTCCACTCTCTAACGACCTGAGTACCGTTGCGTTCGTCCGCAATGGAAGACCATTGTTTAGCGATGGCATCCCAGTAGATATAATAAGTGCTGTCTTTGTATCCTCCTCTAGCGTTTGTAGCCTCCCAGTTGACATCAATCAGGTCACCGATGTCGAGGGCCGCCACAGACAAGTACTCCTTGTAGTAAGAAGAGGCGGCGTCCCAAGCAATGAGCGATCCTTCTATTGCTTCGCTTACGGGTGGGAGCCTGACATCGTTCATACCCCTCAGAGAGGAGACGTAATCATACCTTTGGTTTACGAACTCCTGAGTAATTGCATTGTAGAATACTTGATCATTACTGCTAGGATTTGTGATCGTGACGTCTCGCAGATCGTCCAAAGCATATTCGCTCTCGTCCTCTTGACGGTTGACATAACCTTTTAGTCTTACGTCCCAGTACAGGCTGTCGCCATCTTGCAAGTTGGTGATCGGCTCATTAGCTGCCAATTCAGTAATAGGGCCAAAATCAGGTATGCCTGCGGAGAACAAGCCAGCATTATGAATCCAGGTTTCGCCTTCACGCCAAGCTGGGCCAATGGTGACCACATCCTGGAAGTAGTTTAGAGTTTGATCAACTTGCCTGCCGCTAGAGTAGAAGTCATTCGATCCATTTAATCCAAGCTCGTAAGAGTCAACGAATTGCCAGTTGTTTTGACCAAAGCGATCACGAAGGAAACTTGACTCATTGTTGAATCGGTCGCCATCGTTCGCCAACATGCCGAACAGAACCCTGCCTGACCCAATCAGCTGGCCTTGGATCCGAGTCTTTGCGCCACCCGTATTCGTTAGCTCGTTGGAACTCTGGACAAAGCCAGGATGACCTACAAAGTGTCTCTGAGTTCCAGTAAACGTGGACTGTCCAGGATGACTTGTCTCAGCGTCATACCAGCCAGCTGCAGTGAAGTCATAAAAAGCTTGGCCATTCCATTGAGGATCCTCAAGAGTCCTTGACCGAAAGGCTTCGAGTGATCCACTTGAATTTTGCAGTAATGCGCCTTGCGCGAATGCACTAAACCTGTACAGGCGATCACCAAACCGATCGTTCTCTTCGGCCCATTCCTTATACCATCCGCTCCCATTGTCTATGGCGATGTAATTAGGTAAGCCCTTGTTCTTGTAGAACCTGCCTGACTGCCCGACTCGGTCCGGATGCCACCTGCCGATGATAGCATCATCTGTGACTAGTCCAGGCTCGTCTCCAGGTACTAGTCCTTGAAACCCCTCACTCTTAACATTGTACAGAAATTCGTTAACACCGTTAACATATACGTACAGACCAGCATTGAGAAAGTCTTGACAAATAACAATTTCGTTAATCTCCCCGTTGTTAAGTATGTCAGGCCTAGTGTCAAATTCAACATAATTATAAAAGCCGTTGTAGAACTGGAAAAGGCTGTAAGGTTCCGTTCCTGAATCATCAGTCCTGTTCGGCGCATAAATACCAGCAGATTGTGTAATTCTAAACTCAAGTCTCCCGGTGGGATCTACCGAGATACGTATGTCTTCGCGTGTAGAACTAAAGGCGCCTCCAATGATATTGTCGAGATCCTGCCACTTGATTACCTTGAACTTAATAGCGCAGCCATGAAAGCCCTCACCATTTTGGTCAACAAGATCCTCTGCGAGCGATATAGGGATGTCAGTGTTCGGGGGGATCCAGCCCTTGACATTCAAGGTGTCCGATCGCTGTATAGGCGTAGCGTAGATGCCTGGCGTCCCGTGCATTCCTGGGAGTGGAAACCCGAAAGGCGTGTTCTCCCAGGTTCCGAAGCGAGTATTGGCGTAGCCGTATGTCTCAGATACGCCGTAGGTTAAACCTGAATCTACAAAGGTCTCCAGGTTGCCCTTGCCATCGGTGTGCCACCTGCTTACATTAATTGAGCCCGATAGAAGATCTTGCGTAGGGAAAGCGCTGCTCGCATTGAAAATTGAACTGAAGTATTTCTTACCATCTGCAATTGGGCTCCCAGGACTGAGTTTAGCCCTGAAGTCATTTCCTCCAGCTTCCTTAGTTGTGACGAACTTAGATCCATCCCAACTCAATACTTCGTTGCCAACGAACGACCTTTGGTCCATGTTGAGCGGTTGCTCTACCCAGTAGCTCTGCTTGCTTCCAAAGGCTGTGTTCCACTTGTAGGGCTGCTCTTTGGCGATCCAGCTAAATAACCCCGTCTTAGTTATACCGAGGGTCTGTAGAGCCGCCTTGGGACCTTCTACGAGTCTCCTGGCCCATGGTCCCGGAGGTGCGAACTCTCGAGTGCCGTCCAGGATGCTAGTAGGAAGCGTATCATGCTCCTTGACGAGTGATATAATTAGGTCAGCGAAGTAGCAAGTGACTGCACCATTCGAAAAGCTGCTTGTGGATGTCTGTCCAATCTCAAGCTCCCTGAAATCAATAAACGTAGAACTGCCAACAATCGGAATGCTTCGCTGAGCAACGCAAACACCGTTGATCCATACCTTGTATCTAGCGTCTGCAGCTGAGTAGACAAAACAGACATGGTAATCCGTAGCTGCTTGCGCGTTAAGAACCAGCGTCTCTTCGATACCTGATGGACCATAGATCAGCTTAAGGTTTTGTACCGGCAAGTTCCCTGAAGTAAAGGTTGATTCCCAGCGCAAGAAACACGCAAGTTGGCCGTCGATATCGATGATCTCCCACCTTTGACCTGATCGGGTTGGGTTTGGGTTGTCGGTGTATACATCGTTGATCTCATCGTTAAAGCGCAGCCAGAACTGAACGGTATAGTCGCCATCCCAGGACATTGGCTGCCGAGCCCTGGTGCCCGAGCTGGTAATAGGAGGAATGCTGTGCTCGTATCCTATCGCACCTCTTTCGGCATAGTAGTCGGTGTCCTCAAGGTTTAGCCTGTTATCAAGGCGGAGTTTCGAGATATATTGGTTAGAAAAGTTATTAGGCCTAAGCTGCCCTTGCTGCAGAAAGAAGCATCCATCAGGAAATCTTTCCCAGTAATCACCAGGTGAGTTGTCTTTTGTTTTGATTGAAACACCGAGAGACAGCATCCAGTCAGAACCGAACGGATGGTATTCCGTAGAAGGAGATATCCATTCTGTCTCGCCGCTGCTATAGAGGACGTCTTGCTTCCAGCCATCAGCCTTACCTGTTAGAACAACAATCTCTTTCTTTTTGTCAACACCCCGACGGCCATCGGAAATCTTGATCACGCCTTCTTCTAGGACGGCACCTGGAGACCATGTCTCGTTGAGTTCGTCGTAGACGAGGCCATCGCCGTCTACAGGATCGCCTTCCGAGAAATCAGTATCGCCTCTGTTCTCTAGCGTGGGGGTTACCTCTTTCGGCTCCCACTGAAGGTTGCGCTGGTTCCAGACCAGTCGAGAATTGTCTGCAATGCCTGCCGCACCATCAGGATAGGTGACAACAAGGGTGTCGCTCAGGCTGGCAGTACCTTCCACTCCGGTGATGGGCTCACCTAGACCGGGCCCTGTCTCAAAGTATCCTTCTGGGCCGTCTCCGATAAACCTCCAGGTAAGAGCATCACCGTAAGCCTTTCCTCTGGGAATTCCACTAGAAGAGTCGACATCCTCTAATTCGTCAATGGAGCTCTCGAAAAGTCTGAATGGGAACGGCGCACTGATGCCCCAGCCGTCACCTAGCTCTTCAACGATGTCGCCAGGTTGCTCAGGGTTTTCATAGACACGTAAGCGGTCTTCTTTCCAGACAAGAGTAGATAAGTGCTGAAGGTTCCTTGAGGAATAAGTTGCGTCCGCTAATTGGGGTAGGCCACCAAAAACAGAGACAGCTTCATTGAATTCCGGGTCCTGAGTTAGCAGCGAGACGTACCCGGCCTCATTGGGGTCGTACTTGACAAACAGCTCACCCGTCTTTAAAGCCTGGTCAGTAAAAGCAGCGAAATATGACCTAAGTCCACCAAGAGTGTTGCCCGAATTCCTGAAGACTATATTCTTGGGAAATAGAGCCACAACAGCGTTTCGGAGTCCTTATAGGATCCCAAAGGCTAGAAGAAGTCTCCGCCGCCAGTGAACCTGCTACCACCCATTAATTCTATAGGCTTGTCTTCAACGTCCGTGTCAAAATCTCCACCACCCCATACACCGCTCGTATAGCTGACCAATGTCCTGCCTGTGTCAAAGTCACCTCCGTCTCCCTGTCCTGAATGGACGTCTCTATTCGCGAAATACTGGCCGTCCCAAACAAGGCTCTGACCTTCGCTCGCTAGGTCACCTTCAACCTTGACGTCATAAAGACCATAGATACTGGATGAACCACCTAGCATGAAATGGCCTGGAGCCCATTGGCCATCGTTCCACTGGAGACCTTGGCCATCTACAGGGGGTCTCGACGTTGTGTCTACGTCTAAGAGGTCATCGATGTACTGTGGAGTATTATCCTTCGAAGGCTTGTATGTTTGACTTAGTGAGTCATAGGCTAGGACATCTCCGTCCTCGATCCCAGTATCGTCGACGTCAGAAAGCTCTCCGACCGTGTTAGCGCCAGTGCTTGGAGCTGGACCGGCGTACCAGCCGCCAAAGGCTTCTGAGTAGAGGAGAGTGTAGCTGTCAGAAAGTGCATTAGGGTCTGCAAAGACGTCAGTTAGGTCGTTTAACGCCGGGACTTCTGAGCCGTCTACGGTCCCCGGAATCCATTTATTTTCTGCAGCGTTCCAAACCAGCGCGTTCCCTTGAGTCAAGCCGCCGCTTAGATCTACATCTTCCGCGTCATTAATCCTAAAGCTGTGGCTGGTGGGAGCAGGCTCGAACTGGTTCCGTTGATAGTTATAAGATAAGTAGTCTCCATCCTGTAGATCACGGTAATTGTCATCGAAAGTACGTACGTCCTCCGCTTGAGTAAGCCTGTAGCTTCCTTGGAATTCAGGAGCTTCAGTGACGACTTCGAATTTAGCTGTGTCGGCGTTGTAGAAAAGAAAGCCCGAGTCTTCTCCGACGCTGGTTCCGTCAACGTCGGCCAGGTGTTGCAGCTTGGTCGATGTGCCAAAGGTGGTATACATCGGGCCAACCTCTTCCTTACCCCATGTTTCGGGAGAGTAGCCATAAGTGGTAAACCGCGAAGGTTGACCTTCACCCCAACTAAGAATGATTAGCTGACCAGGAGCACCATACGTTACAGGCCAAGTACCTGCCATCGGAAGGTTCTTTCGGGGCCCGCTGCTGTTACCACTCCCTAGACGAAAGGCGGTATGGGAGAGCCAACCAGTGAACTCCGGAGCGATAATCGGTAGAGGCCTCTGCGTTACGTCGGGGACGTCAATACGTGCGCCCGTCGGCATAGCTATCTCGGAGAGTCCCTCTGATGTGAAGAGAGCTGCGCCATTCAGTCTGACTCCAAACGGATAACTGTCAGTAGTAGAGTCGTAGCTATTTGTGCCGACAGACAGGAAGTCCCAATCTGTTGAACTCAGGGCTTGAGTTGTTACCCAGGTTGATTCAAGTACAGTGCCTCCCCCTACGGTGACAGTCGTCTTAAAGCTGCTTTGCGAAAGGATCTCAACCTTGAGACTGCCGTAGTCAAAAAGGACCTGAGGTTGACTTGCATTTGTCGCTATGAGGTAGGTCCTGAACGACCATCTGTACCTATTATTTGGGCTTTGAGACTTGTCTGACCAAGGGATAGACCCCGCTGCTGTTAGCGGCCTGATCCCTCGAACTCCAGCAGCTGTGTCGACATCCAGATCCTCTGGAAATCTTAAGGCACCGATATGGAAACCATCTTCCAGGCTGTCGGAATCGGTCCAATTCTGTTCCGAATCAGGGCAATCATGCCTAACAGTAATGCCTCCGCCGTTGGGGGTTGAGCCATACATGCCTAGAGCAATTTGGCTGTCAGGGTGTTCCGTGCTAAAACGGTTGGTAGAAGTAAAATACCTGCCACCGTCTTGGCCATAGGTGGCGATAAATAGGCCGTCGTTTATCCCGTCAACACTAGGAAGTCCGTCGGGATCTGGAGGCTTGAAGTAGAAAGGGATAGGGGCTAGATCTGTGGGGAGGAACTTGAATCCCTCGTCCGTGTAAGTCCATCTCAGTCCCTGCCCAGGCTGGATGCCAGTAGTGTCTATGTCCTTGAAATCACCAAAGGTCACCTCCCCGGTCTGAATCCCCTTAGCCCACTGGTCAGTGTTGTCCTTCTCTATCCAATAGAAGTCTCCACCCTCTCCATTGACGTCTTCTTCTGTGACGCCTAAAGTGCCTAGTGGCTTAACTGGGAACGGACCTCCGTCAGTCAGTATCTCTACGTTTGCATTGCCCCCAGACACGGCTCCAGGCACCCAGAGCTCTTGATCGCCGTCATAAAGAAGTACGTCACCGTCTAGTGGTGCATTGGTCGAAATGTCAACGTCCAAAAGGTCGTCGAGACCCTCTGGGTAGAAAGCGTTTTGCCACTTAGAAGAGGCTACGTTCCATACTAGAGTCTGCCCGTCCAGGGGCACAAAATCTAGGCTTACGTCGCCAAAGTCATTTAGGACGCTGTTGTAGACGCCCTTTCCCATTACCCAGGCGCCTAAGTTAGCTCCCGGTACCGTGTTCGTCGCAGGGGCCCATACAAGAGCCGATCCTCCCTGAAGGACGTAATTCTGAACAGTATCAGTAGAGACGTCCCCTAGTTCGAATATACTATTGCCTGACAGGTTTGGCCTGGGGGCCGGCACGTTGATCCATTTGTTCTGTGGACGACCTGGATACTGAGGCGGAGTAAGGCCATTATCGTCGTTGTTGAAGATTAAGACGTGCCCTGCCTGAGCATCGACGATATCCACCCCTGACAGTTCTTCAATCCTGGGACGAATCTCTGCTAGCTCACCGACAGCATCGATGGAGTAAAGAGTCATGCCTTCTTCGTTAGAAAGCAAAGCCAGCTCACCGCGGAACAGGCTATTGTCACCACCGATGGTCGGATCTATCTGCTGCTTAAATAACCACTTATCAATATTGGCCTGGAACTTGATCGTGATGTTGTTGGAAAATAGTGCCACGACCAGCTAGTCTACAGTCCTGATAGGGTTCCAGTTGATGCTATTAGTAGTCAAACACGTTGACCCCAACGCTCCAGCGCATTGACCATAAGTTTTTGTACTTTGCCTGGAACCCAAGGAAGTAGGTGCCATTCTCTATCGAACCGGTTCGAGCAAAGATCTGACCTGAAGAGTTAACGGTAAAGTTACCGTCGTCCGACACTGAACCCTTACTGCTTGAGAACCTCACAGCTTCCACCTGTCTGACGTCATCGCCATTGAGCGCAAACTTGAGCTGAGCGATGAACCTGTTGTCACCGTTGACGTACTGAGCCCAACGAGGAGCGGTAATCGTAGGTGTCTTTTGGCCATCGTCTGCTTCGCGTTCGGGGATACCGGGAGGTTTGACTGCCTTCAGGCCACCAGCATACAGTTGGTCGCCTTTCTGCAGCTCTTGGAACCTGGCTCCCCTGACGAACTCAATCCTTGGTTCGATTGTGTAGTTGGGATAACCTGGCTCGCAGCCTACTTCTTGCGGCCCACATCCTGGTCCGTCGACGCAAGGGGAGCTGCCTGGTGTCCACCCGCCCTCAGGCTCACCTGGATCTACAAAACATTTGTACCACTGCTCACCAACCATTTCGATATAGTGCTCTTTGGTGCAGTACAAGGTATTGTCAGCAATGCTGTAATAAGCAATTTGCTCTGGGGCATCAACACATTTAGGAGGGATCGCCTCTGGTGGTATCCCTGGATTGAAGATCTTTGGTCTCCAGAAACCTGACGCATCAAGCGGGTCAGTATTAGGACGCAGGTTGATGTACTTGTTTCTATAGGTATAAGGCCACATGGAGTAGCCATGGTACTGGACAAACTTCCTGTTCTCAGTCTTGCCATCTTCGGATAGGCCACTCCCGTCCGTAATGACAAAGCCACGCTGGCCGTTCCACTTGTAGCCACTGTCGCAGAAGTAGTCCCGTCGAATAGTGAAGTAGCCGAACCATCCCCGCCTTGAACAGACTTCGTAGCTCCAGGATAAAGGGTTTTGGTCCCATTGACATCCAAGATCAAAAGCCTTGAAAGGCAAGCAGACGAATTGCTGTAACGCAAGCCAGTCATCTGTATTGGCTGGAGGAAGATCTTCAGATCCAAGCTCGCCGCAGACAGGGTAGAACTCGCGCTCCTCTGGATCCAGCGTCCAAGGGCCCATGCTTGGCGGGGTAACACTGTATTCGATCTTGCTGGGAATAGTTCCTTTTTCTCCGACAGGGTTTTTGCAGCTGCACTCGCTGTACTCAAACTCCTTGGTCTTGACGCGCCAGATCGCCGTATAGTTCTTCTCAAAAGCTGGAGGGCACTTCTCCGGATCTGGTGGCTCTGCACACGTTTGAAGCGTATAATTGTGGGTGCCATCGATCTTGTGAATACTGATGATAATCGTAGCATCATCAAGTACCGGAGGCGGATCGTTTGCGCCAATCTCCAAGTTCCAGGTATAGCAGTAGTCAATACAAAGTGTTTTGCACTCTTCTTCCAGAGACTCTTCGTAAGTAAGCTCGGGGTGCCCTGGGTAAGGACACTGGTACTGGTAGTAAGATCCCAGTGGAGCTACTTGGTTGCCACTGTAAGCCTGTTGATAGCAATCCCAACCCTCTTTACACTCCGGTCCTTCAGGAATTTCTTGACTCCAAACGTCCGCAACCAAGGGACCAGGAGAGGCAGATTGCCCTCCGTCTTCAGGGTCTCCAAAGATTTGCATCTCACCGGAACCGCTCTGTTTCTCAATCCGCCACCCATGTATAATTCGACGGATGTACACACCGATATCTTCGGTATCTGAGGCAGGGCCAGACAGGTTGATGGGAATCCCTACAACCTCGCCAGCTTGGATAGAGTTTCTATTTGATGCACCGATTCGATATTCTGTACTCCCAGGCTGAACCGGCTTGGTCTCCATGGAGATGATCTCCTTGTCTACTCCGTAATCATCAGTGTAGTAAGCAATTACTCGGATTTTCTCACCGACAACATCCATCCATTTCTGGATGTCGATCTTATCCAGCTTCTCGGGCTCAGTATCGTCTATCTCAATATTGTATCCGTTGGATTGCCATAGGTACTTAATCTGCTGCAGTACACCATTCTCGTCCTTGCCAAAGCCATCTTCGTCTACGATGTTATGCTTGACTTTCAAGGTGTCACCTTCCCTAGGGTCGGAAGGACCCGAAATGTAGATAGCTCCAGTAGGCTGGTCCGGAGCGTTTCTTACAGCGTCACCATCGAGGTCGGTGATACCAGTAAAGATGTTCCCAAAGTCATCGTAAACCTCGGCACCAGCGGAGATGTAGTTGCCCACGTCTTCGCTTGTAACCTTATAAGTCCTGTCGTATCTGCCAAAGATTCGTTCCGTGTTCTTATACCAGGTATAGAAAGGACCCGCACTCTTTCCGTTGGCAAGCGACCAGTTGGCGCTAGAAGTGAGAACTGAGTCTTCTCGGTAATCGCCTGAAAAGGTTACTGAGACTTCGCTATCGTTTTCGAAGTCTTGATCTCTGTCTGGAGGGCCACCGATACCGACAGGGCCAATTGAGTTACTGATAAAGGTATGGGGGTCACCTAGGTCATCGATGAAGGTAGCGACAGCAAAGAAGCTTCGATTTTCAGCCCACTCCCTCATGTACAGATAATCGCCGGCACCTACCGACTGCCCGGTCTCTACTGAGATCCAGTCAATAAGAGGAGGGCCGTAGTAGTCATAATAGAGCACTTCAAGTTCTGAAGTATCGACCTTTAAAGCGCTGTAGGTATTGGTGTTAGGTGCTCCAAAAATGCTAATTTCTGCAGCCTGATTCCAGTCATCAGGACCTCTTAGTACAATGCCAAACGGACTCGAATAGACAAGCAACCTCTGTTCGTTATTTGTTCCATCATAATCCCCGCCAGTTCTCTTTAGCCTGACTCCAACGGTGATATACGCGCCAGTCATGGGCGCTGAAAGCACTAAGATGTCGCTATCTACTAGATCTCCTTCTTCCCATGCTCCGTCGCTGTTGCCAGGGTTCCACGAAGGGATAGGATCTTCCCTGTCACGCAAGTAGATTGGAGGGAACATCTCTTCGCTCCATCGCAGTGGCACGTTATCAACGAACCAGCGGTATTCAAACTCATCTGAATCGCTGTTACCACTAAAGACCTCATCTTCGGTTTGTACTATTATTTCAGAGCCGACCTCTGGCTTGCCGCTAATTACAGGCCTACCCTCTAAATCTTCCTCAAACAGTTCGTCTGGATCACCGACAGCCAGCTTACCAGTATCGAGGAATAGACCCACGTTATCGTTCAGATAGGACTCGCGGCTCGGTATGAGATGCCACACTCCTTCCGCGCCTGCACTTGCTTGCACGTACACGATTGCAATAATACCATTGTTGCTTGGCAGGTAATCATCTCCTCCTTGAAGGATGAAGAGTTCTCGGGACTCGTCAAGGTTGAAACTAAAGGCAGAGTTAGGGAGTGGCCCCTCGATCTTGCAGCCGTTCTGGGGATAAGGGCACAGCTTCTCAAGGTCTTCCAGATCTCCGCACTTCCTTTGTGCTTGCTTGCGGGCTCTGACGCAGATATCAAAAGAACCTTTCTGATTCTCGGTAATGCTCGCACAAGCCTGTCTCCCATTGTCGCAAGTAACGCAGCGCTCACAGCTTATGGTACACAGATCGTCCTGCTCTTCCCAGTTTCCGTTATCTGTATTGCACAAGAAACATTCCCGGCCCTTGCCGTCGTCTACCAGCTTGCCAGTATCCTCATCTATGTAGGGAGGGCAGTAACAAGGTCTATCTGGCACTTTAATAGCCTTACAGACTCCTCTGTTCCTCATTCTCTTCAAACGCTTATTTTTTTCCTTGGTCAACTCACTAATGAGGCGATTCCACTCGTTAATCTCCCTCCTGTGGTTGTCTTTCATCGTAGTAACGTTTTCCAGATAAAGGCTTTCAATATCCCGCATCTCATCTCGGATATCCCTGATATCTTCCAAGAGCTCATTGATCTCTTCATTCCACTCGTCAATGTCATCCTTTGCAGCATCAATCTCACCCTGGTAGGTGCCATCACCTTCCTCGTTCTCAAGCTCCTCCCACTCTCTTAGCTCCTCTCTCCTTTCTTTTATGTCCTTTCTTAGATCTACGATTTCTTCTTCAATGGTCTCAATCTGTTCTTTCTTTTCCTCAATGATCTTGTCCTTCTCTTCTAGAAGCTCTTCGAGCTCTTCTTTCTGCTCCTCTCTCCTTTCCTCAAGCTGGTCGTACAGGAGCTGAATCTGCGCGTCGAAAGCTTCCCTAACAGCACTTATGTCAGGAGAGTCAGGACCGGGCTGGCAGGATTTACAAACGCTACACGCATCGTCGGTCTTACAGTCCTTGAGGCTAGTGTCTGATGTCAAGTTGGCGCTAATCTTTTGCCATTCATCACAGAACAGGTTGCAGTTGAAGATACAGTCCGTCGCTTGAAAAAGGTCCGTATTCGGGTCGCCGTAGCCGCAGTTAGGAACGTCGGGGTCGGGCGTGGGAACAGGACCAGGTCCTAAGCAGCCACCTTCTGGCTCTTCGCACCCATTAGTGTCTTCCTGGCATTCTGGAGCAGGTATACATCTACCGTTAACGCACTTAAACATCGTGCCGCAATCAAACGGCTGGATGCATCTCTTGCCCTCGTAGCCGGGTGCACCAGGCTCCGCCCCAGGGATGAATCCTAAAGTGCTATTACCTGTGACGGAAGGGGCGTTTACTGGACTAGCATTTCCACCGTTGTTTACACCATTAGGGTTGACAGAATCAGTCACCGGCAGTGAAAACGACTGGTGTAGTATACCTAGAATGGCTCACCAAGTCTGTTCCCTGCACGGTTTCTCCAGTGAGTACCTGTAATCAGATTCTCCCTTCCTTTTATAGGTGTACTTACAGGCATCCACCTCATCACAGGCTCCTCTCCCTCTCCGTTAGTGTTTACGTAAACATACATGAAGATGATGTTCTGCTGAGGGTCTGGTCGGAAAAAGTACAATTCGCCAGCAGCGTTGCCTAGCTCCGGGGCTCTTTGAGGCATTTGAGTCTTGACAGTGCACAAGGAAGGCAGGTGTCGAGCGTTCTCGATATAGAGCTTGTCCAGGCCATTGACAAACGCTCTATTAATGACAACCTCTTCCGGAGGCTCTGGGTCCGGCTCACGTTCTTCGTTGACGTAGGGCTCTGTAGGTGGTACAAAGTCTCCCGCGATAGGAAATGGAGCAAGAGAAGAGATGAGTCTGAACTCTGCAATGGACCCCCTGTAGACAGACGGGAACTCGGTGGTAGACTCCTTGAGTCGCTTTCCTGGACAGTAGTTGCCAATGGTGAGATTGTTAGAAGAGTCTAACGTCTGAATTATGTTTACTCCGCTCCAGGGGCCAGTGTTAGGAGTAGTAGGCTTCTCAAGTGGTCCTTGAGATACCCCATCCAGCCACCAGTTAAAGAAGCTTATACCCGCATCGTACTGAATGACAAAATGCTGCCATTGATTGAGTTTGATCAAGTCAACGTCTACAGTCCAGCTTGCGTATTTGTGGAATGTATTGATATCCGTCCAGCTAAACCTTAACTCATAGTTAGTCTCACCGTATGGCTTGAAAATCTCGACACCCCAGTCTTCCTCTTCGCTCGTTCCTCCGGAGAAAGCGAGTGGCATCCTTCTGTCGGAGTTGGCAAGTGCCCTGGGATTCATCCAGAATTCAATAGAAAAGCTCTTGTCTTGCCAAGCCAAAAGACTACCGCTTGGAATCGATATCAGGCTTCCTCCGATATCACCGCTTCCTGGATTCTCAATGGAGTCAACAGGAAAGACGGTAGAGCCAAAAGAGATTTCATCAAAATCCTCGAACGGGCTATCGAACGGGTTAACGAAAAGGCCGGAAGTTGCTACATTCCTACCCAGGCGACCCTTGTCAACCAGAGCGATCTCAAAATCCTCGTTTCTCTCATCGCAGTGAAGCAGGCAGAATGTACCTACGTGGTTGACGTTTTCTGACATTAGGAGGACATTACCGGAATCAAAGCTGTTCCATCACCAGAAGTGACGAACAGTCTCATTGTGCCATCGATTCCATTGAAGACTCCGACAAGCTGGTTGGGTATCATCGGATTCGTTAGCTGGTTAATGTTGTCTGGCAAGTTGGTCAGCAAACGAATGGTCAGGACAGGATCCCTTGCCATGTTTCTGGCACCGATCGCTGGCCGCTGAAAGTTAGACATGGGAAGTTACCAGTAGGTCACATAGAAGCCCTTTCGGAATTCCATGTTGACTTTTGTTCCTTTACGGATAGATCTAGTGCCGTACGACAACGTGGTGTACTCTTTACCCCTGTACTCGACCTGTCCGGAGCCGTCGTCATTTAGTTTTAGCCAAGTAGCGGAGGCCACTCCTTCGAAATCAGACATTGCTGTTTCTGGATTTAACCGCTGCTCTTGTGCAACCTCCCTATTGGCGGCTGCCAGCTGCATTAAGTAACCAACTTGAGGATCAATCATTTATTCCACCGTGTTGTAGTAACCAAAGTTCTTGTAGCTGAAGTAAACCGCTGACTCGTTTCCACTGGCCAGTGTTATTGGTGCACTCGTCGGTGCAATCAGTACGACTGAACCAGAGCGCGTCGAGCCGTAGACGCCGGCAATGATTAGTCCTTGACCGGAACCCGTGCCATCACTTGCTCCGATGGAAGCTAACGTGCCAGCGGTGATCTCTACGATGTCCAGTTCGCTATAGTCAAAGCCTCTACCGTTGATGAAACAGGTAACGACTGCACCGTTAAAGACTGTAATGTTAACCGAAAGGCCTCGCCCGTCGCCAGTGTTAGAAAAGACTGGCACATTGGAGTATTCCCCATCATTCAGAGGGCCTGGAGTCCTCGTGTCATCAACGAGGACGCTAGTGGTGACTCCTCCAGCCCACTGAACAGAGAGCTGATCAAAGGTATAGCCGGTTGTGCCGCCATCATGCTGGAAGATTGCCTGCTTCTGCCTTAAGCCTACTCCTTGGTCAGCATAGTCTGTGACGTCGCCTGTGACGTAGCCAAAGATCTGAGGACGATAGCCGTTCGATTGCGGGATCTCGTAGTCAATAACGAACTGGAGTGGATCCTGGAGCCCAGGGGTGTAAGCCAGCCCATTCGAGTTCAGTAGTCTGACCACGAAATAGTTGTCAATATACCTAGTGCGAACCTGATCACCAAGCTCGGTAGGGGTTATCTTGGCGGCAACGGTCATCGGTTTGGTATTGCTGCGAATAGGATACCTAGGGCTCCGGTTCTTCTTCGCCTGGCTCGCCGGGCAGGTCTGGACCAGTAGGGGTGTCAGGAGAAGGTAGAGGCGGTGCGAAGTCGACGGTATTCAGGATGTCAACAATCGGATTAGGCCAAGCAAAGGTGTAGACCTGAGCTGTTGGGTACGCTGGGTCGTAAAGAGCTTCTCCTACTGTCCAGCGGATCTCATCCATGCGGCCAACGAAGGCTCGCTCACGCTGAATGTTGAGGTCTACGATGCCGTTAAGACAAGTACATCCAGTGGCTATGATTCGATCGGGACTAGGGCAGACACCGTCCTCATCACATTCTTCTTCCCAGTCATGAAGGAAGATTGCTTCCCACAGAGGCTCAACTCTTTCACTCGCGTTGATATATCCAGCCTGAATTCCGTCAACATGAATACCAAACTCTCCGGTGCTCTTTGCGTATACAATGGAAGTCTGCTGTAGCTGTTCTGGCTTGGCTTTCCATGTGCCATCAGCAAGTTCTATCTCTATACCGTCAACCGTTGCCGGCTCGGATGGATCTTCATCAATGGCGGTCGTCCAGTCGACTTTGATTGACTGTTTTGGCTCACCCTCTGCGTTGAGGTAAAATCTAGCCGTGATCTCGAGTAACGTGTTATCCGCCAAGCCGTAAGAGAGGAGAATGTGCTCTTTTGGCTCTACGGAATCAAACCGCAGCCTCGCTTCCCAAGTAAACGAGAAATCTTGAAAGTTACGGCCTTCTGCTTGGCTCAAAGGAGCCAGTAATCCATTGTTGAGGTTGTTGTCAGGAAGAAGCAGGGAACCTGGTCCAAAGCTTTTGCGAATCTGATCCATCTCAGGGAGCCCTGTCTCAACCACTGGCCTGGTGAAACCAGAGGAATCTTTCCACTCAGGCACGTTCATGTCAGCATGGTACAAGAAAACGACGTTCGTTGGTGTCGTAACCTTGCCATCAGCGGCTCTAGGTGGCTGTGCAATGGGTCCTGGCTCCTCTGTCCCATCACCAGAGTCAGCGTATTTGCTGAAAAAGATTTCAGGTGTGACGATTACCGCGTCTGCTGCCAATGCGTTTCCGTTGTATTCCGCAGGCACGTCTCCGTTTGGTGTGAGCGTGACGATGTCACCAGCCTCGCAGATCGTTCCGCTGACGTAAAAGACGAAAGAATGACGCCAACTAATCTTCTCTTCAGCAGGCGCCGCGAGATAGTAGCCAGAAGGCGTAGCGAAATCCATCTTCCAGGACTGAGCCTGATTAATCTGGACGTCAGTACCGGAGTTCCCATTATCGATATGGGTCTCATCCGATATCGTAATCTCGAAAAAGGAGGAAGTCATAAGATTGCAGTAGTAGCGCCTTTGATGTTGTCAGGAACCGAGACTGATCCGTTAGAGAATCCGACGAACAAGCCGTCACATGAGAACACACATTTCTCGGGGGTGATACTCCAAGTATGTGCGTCACCTCGTAGTGAGATCAATGTATTATGCCTAGGGTCGCTGTACCTAAAGCTTACGTTCGGAGCCCATCTTGAAGCGATTTCCTCTCTTAGCGCTTCGCCGACCCTCAGTCCGAGAGACTGCCCCTTGATCGCCATTCTGATGTACCTTTCGTAGTTCCTGAGTACACCTCCAACAGATAGCCCCGAAGAGGTGGTGAGGAGAATTGGATAAGGCATTGACTCTTTAAACGTCAGCTTGGCCGTGAGTGATACGCCGAAGGAGTCATAACGCGGGAATCTGATAATTGAGATACCACTTTCGGTTGGTGGCTCGGGTTTCCTCTTGGTAGGAGGCAGCTCCGCGTTAACATTGAGAGAATAAGACCGATCGACCCTGCTGGTTTTGATCCCATTAAGAGCATCGGCGGCGGCGGGGGATCCAGGGAGCCCGTTACCTCTAGATGTAATACTTGTGTAGGTTGTTGTCTCTCGTAAGGTGCCAACTTCTGGGTACTTGTATTTAACCTCAACCCGGCTCTGGCGATACATGATACTCAGAAGACCTCTGAGGTCATTGAAGCCTTGGATTTTGCCATCTACAACGTTAGCACGCCAGTTAGAGGCCACGGCCGCGGAGAGATAAGTCGCGTAGTTGTCAGTAATCTCTTTGTCGATAGAACCATCCTGATTGAACTCGACTATCTGCTCCGTCTCTGTAAGCTTCACAAACGCCGTTCCTGCGCTGGTGGGGCAGAAACCGTTGGGACTACATGCCGTAGCCCAGGATTGACGGCAAATCTGATAAAGATCTCCGAAAAACTGGTTATTCGCATCCAGGGCCGGTCCGTAAGTCTCCGTAAACGTTCGGTCTCTTTGACCCCCAGGTCCGTCGTAATGAGTCTCGCTACGTGACGATGACCTAACTCCAACGTACAAAGGCTTACGTACGGTCTTATATCCTTCCATGCAATCAGTGTCTCCTTCGCCATCGCCACCAGAATCGGACTCAGACGCGGGATTCATATCCTCGATAGGCTCTACAATGCAATTACTTGGTCGAGCATCTTCCAGACCTTGGTCTGACTCAGGCTCGCCAGCGTCGTTGAGGCCATCGCTCTCGTCTCCTTCGTCCTCTTCATCATCAGGATCTTTCTCTCTTTCGTAGTAGATAGCAGGATACTGAAGATAATAGTTACTTTGTGATTCGGAAATATCAATTTTATTGTCTTCGTCGTCGTCGCACTTCGGCAGATTCGTGGCGGGATCAATCTTGCATTCCGTGTACTCGTAAGACAGTTCAATGTCATCAGGGTCACCACCGGAATAAGGGTTTCCAGCTGTCTTAATAGACCGAGTGCTGTCTAGTGCGGAAACGGCCAGCGTGGTTACTCCGAAGACAGAAACCCAGTTCGAGTAAGGCGAATAACCATACCCCTCGCCACCGAACATCTGAGCTGCCCGGAGGGCGCCATAGCGATCGTACCAAACAATTTTACCTTCAGCGGCTAGTGCAGCTGAGATCGAAGCATAATTCAACCTCGTTGGCGTGATAAAAAGCTTCGGCAAGAACCTGAGGTTGCTTAAGTTTCCGTCCAAAGCGGCCAGAGCCATTTTGCACCCTACACTGACAGTAATGGATTCATCAGCAGGGTTAAAGGTTGTATCGATGACATACAGGCTTCCCCTGGGGTGGCGAGTAGTGTTACCCGAGGGGAACTTGATATCAATTGAGATTGGGGCTCCCCTAGCAAACACGGAGCGGCTGTAGTCAGCTCTGTCGGGAGATCCTGGGCGTCTGCCAAGCTGAATGGTGCCATCAGTAGCAATTAGCCCGTTCTTGATGCCGCTCGAGTCGCTTAACGTGATATCAACAACCCTATCGGTCAGATTCTGGCCGTTGATGTACACACTGGCCAACCTGGTCTGGTTAATAAGATATGACATCAGACCTGCACCATTCCAAAGTTGACGATAGTCTTCCGTGGACTAGCGTAAGTAAAGGTTGGCGGAGTCGTAAAAGAAGCCTGTGTTGTGACGAGGCTGCCAAAAGTGGCGTCAGTGACACCCACAGCGACTGATTTACCCTGAGATCTGTCGTAATCCCATGAAGTATACAAAGCGTTTAGCAGTAATGCTTCAGGCGCGTCCAGCATGCAGTCAATAACCCATATGTACTTCTGACCATACCTTGGGCCTCCCTGGACAAGAGCACCTGTTTGGCTTCGAGCAAACCCGGCAGCGCTCTCCCATTGTCTAGGGAAATCACTAGAGGTGAACTCCTTAAAGACGATATTCCAAGTCCCACCGCCATTTTGGCTGGAATACGCAATAGCTAGGCCTGCCATGGTTGGAAAGAGACTGGACTAGTCTTCCGATGGAGGAAGTTTAGTCATCTTATAGTTTCTCATGACTATAGCCTTCTGACGAACCATCGCATCCGGCTGACGCCAAGGGAATTGATGCTCGTTGATCTTCATCGCTCTATAAACCACGTCATCAACCTGAGAGAACTCGTCCAAGTACTTCTCGTAGGTATCGCAGAGCGCCTGAAGGATCTCGTGGTCGTTGGTTTCGTAGACGGCTCTTCTGAGGGTACTGGAGGCGTAGATCATCGCCGCCTGGCTATCTCTTACACTCCAATACTCCAAGGGTGTTACGGGCCATCCTGGGCCATCGGAGCGTACACTTTCTTGTATCATCAGCTCAGCTGTAGCCGCTGGATCGCCAAAATAGAACATCAAGCCGGTTCGTGTATATCAATAATACCGAGCTCGCTTAATACGACGCAAGCTAACCAGAGACTGCTGCAACGTCTGGTCTACATTCTCTGACTGGATCGTAACGTTGTTGGTAACGACGTCGCTGCTTCCTGCTCTTCCAAGAGCGGAAAGACGTGCCATCATTCCACCTGACTGTCCAGCGGCCGATGGCATACCGCCTCCGCTTGCAGCATTGCTTTGAGCTTTCATACCCGCCCAGACATGCGCAGGGATAACGGTACCTGAACCAGGTGCTGTCCACTGACCAAATGCCGGCGCCTTGATCGCAGAGAGTCTTCCGGAAGTTGACATAAAGCCCTCCGCGCCGAGTTCGTTAACCGTGTACCTGCCACCACCAATAACAGGACCACCAGCTGCACGCACGCCATTGTTACTCATCATCCCGGCAGCGCCACCGGTAAGGGTGGGCTTCTGGCCTTTACCGCCGCCGGGGCTACCGACATCCACGGCTGCAGCAGATTGCTTGGCTGCTGCAACCCCTCGCCACTGAGCAGCCGCTTTACCTGCTTGTTTCGCAACTGCCTGTAGCTCTTTCTCGAATTCTTTCGCCTTCTGGGTCGCGGCTTCGAGCTGGGTCTTCATGTCTGAAGTCTCGTCCTTCGCTTCGCTAAGAGCATCCTTGGCTTCGTTATAAGAAGCGACTTGGCTCTTCACCTTCGCTGTTATCTCACCAATACTTTGACCAGTAAGATCAGTAATATTTTTGCTTTCATCCATCAACTCGGTGATTCTCTTCTGCTGCTCGACCAAAGCCTTCTGCTTCTCTTTGATTTCGTCCAAAGCCGCTTTCTTGGCCTCATTAGCTTCTTCCTCTGCTTGAGCTAACTCTTCCTGCTCTTCCTTCTGCCTCTCGGCTAAAGCCGCTTCAGTCTTGGCTGCGTTCTCCTTCGCCGCCTTCAGTCGTAGCTGAGCTTCCTCGATTTGCTTCTGGCGCTCCATGCGCTCAAGTTGAGCCTGTAATTGTAGCTTCTCTTTCTCACTAAGGTCATTAGACCTCAGTTTATCCATGATCTCTTCCTTACGCATCTGCGCAAGCTTCTCTTCTGCAGGCGTTTTACCACCTAAAGCGTCAATTTCGGACTGGATAGACGCCTGAACAGCCTCATTTCGCTGCTCAAGGTTGCTCATTTCCGCTTCGTGACGAGACGCTTGAGCCTCTTGAGCCCGCTTAATGTTAGCGATTTCAGCGTCATAAGCCTGTGTGGTGGCCTCTTTTTGCTGATCTAGAGCCGCTTTCTTCTCATCAAAGTACTGTTTTACGCCTTCTTTTAAAGCAGAAAGCTTTTCTTTCTCAGCATCGAAGGCAGACTGTGCACCTTCCTCGGCTTGCGTAGCTTCTTTGACTTTTTCCTTGAGCTCTTCAACCTTTTCGGTAAGTTTTTCAAGCTCTCCCATGTCAATTGCACGTTGAGCTTCTGCACGAATTTCTGCGATGCCTGCAGCGTACTCTTCGGCAGTTATCTTGCCAGAATTGAATCTGTTCGTCAACTCCAAGATGCGGCCGTCAACAGTACTAAGATCTTGCTCAGCTTTTAGCGACTCCTTGCCAACACCCAGCCAGCTGTCAGTAAATTTCTGCAATCCCGTGACGACATCACTAAAAGTTCCGACCAGGGCATCGATAAGCGCTTGCCCTCCAGGAATCAACTTAACGAATTCGACGAAAGCTTGTGCGAGCAACATCCATCCATTAACAACGGTCTCAATGCCATGCAGTAAGAATCGAAGCAAACCCAGAGCGCCGACAACCGTAGCTTGAATTGCGCCACCGATAACCGCCATGACGACCTGCACTAGCTTCTGAACACCAGGCATTGTGGTAGCAATGTTAGCAAAGAACTGCTCAATCATGAGCTTAACTGACATCATTTGCTTACCAAAATTCCCGAAGGTCTCGCCAAGGCTTTCAAGCGTAATAGAATTCAGGGAATTACTTAGGTTGTCTATCTGTTCAATGTTTAAGCTGTCAATTCTTTCCTGGACTTCACCAATAGAGCCAGCCAGGTTTTCTCTCATATCTGCCGAGATTGCATTAAATGCTTCGAA